CAACAGCCTCGGCGCTGGCACCATCTCCCCCGGTGGTTCGGCACTCGGATCTGCTAACACTGCTGGTTTGGCAGGTTTCGACCCTGTACTGATCAGTCTTGTTCGCCGCGCAATGCCTAACTTGATGGCATATGACGTTTGTGGCGTTCAACCCATGAGCGGTCCTACTGGACTCATCTTCGCAATGCGTTCACGCTACGAGAACCAAGGCGGCGAAGAAGCATTGTTCAACGAGCCTGATGCAGGATTCACTGCTGGTCTCGACGCTTCTGCTGGTGCTTACACCCCTAGAACTGGCGCTGGCGTTGGTGGCGATGCAGAAGGTAACAACCCTGCACTGCTTAACGATTCTTCACCTGGCACCTACGAGGTTCCCCAAGGATTCTCTCGCGAGAACCTAGAGCAAGCTGGCGATGCTGGCAAACTCTTCCGCGAGATGTCATTCAGCATTGAGAAGACTTCTGTGACTGCTAAGTCCAGAGCTTTGAAAGCAGAATACACCTTGGAACTGGCACAAGACCTTAAGGCAATTCATGGTCTTGATGCTGAGCAGGAACTTGCTAACATCTTGTCTAGCGAAGTCCTTGCAGAAATCAACCGCGAAGTCGTCCGTCGCGTATACAGCGTTGCTAAGCCTGGTGCTGCAAACAACGTTGCTAACGCTGGTATCTTTGACCTTGACGTTGACAGCAATGGTCGTTGGTCCGTTGAGAAATTCAAAGGACTTCTTTTCCAAATCGAGCGCGACTGCAATGCAATTGCACAAGACACTCGTAGAGGAAAGGGCAACTTCCTGATCTGTTCTGCTGACGTTGCTTCTGCACTTGCAATGGCAGGCGTACTTGACTACAGCAGCGGACTCAGCGGTGCTGGTGGTCCTTCCATCGGTGAAGTTGATGACACTGGCAACCTTAGCGTTGGCACCATCAATGGTCGCATCAAGGTCTATGTTGATCCTTACTCTGCTAACCTTAGCGACAAGCACTACTATGTCGTAGGTTACAAGGGAACCTCACCTTATGACGCAGGACTATTCTACTGCCCATACGTTCCCCTTCAAATGGTTCGCTCGATCGATCCTAACAACTTCCAACCAAAAATTGGTTTCAAGACTCGTTACGGCATGGTCAGCAATCCTTTCGTTACCACTAACGGATTGTACAACGGAACACCTGACGGAGAGACTCTCACCGCCAACACCAACATGTACTACAGAAGAGTACAAGTTACGAACCTCATGTGATCCAATTCACATAGATTGTCAGGGGATCCCAACGGGGTCCCCTTTTTTATTAAATAGATGTAATATGAATATGAACCATGCCTAGAAGCACAATGCTGAAAGTTGATATGTTGGCAAGACTATATAAATTGAAGACAGAACTTTACGAAAGCAGTAAGCATACATCTAAAACTGGACAATGGACAGACGGTGCTCATTATGCCTATAATGAAGTCCTTAAAGTATTACAAGAATACAGACAATGAAAGATCTAGATTTTATTGACGATTTGCTTGATGATAATCAGCACCTCAAAGAAAGAATTGCTAAAGTAAAAAATGATTTACTGATGGAAGAACCTTGTCCCCTTTATGAAATTGAAGATTGGACTGACTGACTAAATAGTATTGCTTGGGAGCTGGCATACTATGGCTGCTAATTGGTATAAAGAACAACCAACAAATAGAAATTATCTATCTCCGTTAGGATTCCAATTAAAATTGGAAATCTTTTCAGGGGTAGATTTTTTCTGCCAATCGGCAGGCATCCCTGAAATTCAAATGCCATTCACTGAAGTGGCGACACGCTTTAGAAATTTTCCAGTAACTCCTGGTGGTGGTGTTACTTATGGTGACCTCAATCTGCAGTTTATAGTCGATGAAGACCTCATAAACTATAAAAGCATACATAACTGGATTAGAAAAAACGGAGGGTCTGAGGGGCATTCTAGCGATGAGATAGAATTCTCTCAAGGGCAGTTGTTTATCACATCATCACACTATAATATATCCCACGCTATTAACTTCGAGCGTTTGTTTCCAGTATCACTTACCGGATTAACATTCGATGCTACTCAATCTGATCAAGAGTACTTTACAGCACAGGCAACCTTCAAGTATACTGAGTTTAACATTAACAATATTACATGAATTTTGAGAAACTACATAATCTTTTTGAACGTATAAAAACTGATTGGAAAGAAGATAGTTACGTTGAACATGAATTTCGTAACAAACAATATACTACCGACCTAGGAAAGATCTCCATGGAGATCCCTTTCTTGCATAATAAATACTTAAACCATTACACGGATCTTTCACAGGTAAAGACTAGTCTAGAATTTGAACTGAGAAAAACTATAAAGGAAAAACGAGAGTATTACGGCGGTGAAGCAGATGCTAAAACTTATGCCGAAAAACCTTTTGGGTCTAGTATTAAAACAAGTGAAAAGATGAGAGTCTATCTCGATGCTGATGAGGAAGTCATTAACATTGAAGCAAAAGTTAAGTACATTGATATGATGCTCAATTATCTTGATCATGTACTAAAGCAAGTCTCTGCTCGCAATTACCATGTGAAAAACGCTATTGAATGGGAGCGATTTATTAATGGAAACTAATGTCCGACATTGTAATTAAAAAAAAGAACGAGGTTTACCTTACTCTCAGGTCAGAACCTCACATTCATCACGAACTTTCGGATTACTTTTCTTTTGAATTACCAGAAGCAAAGTTTTTAAAACGACAACCTAGATTTAGGTATTGGGATGGAATGATTCGCTTGTACTCTCCAGGTACAGGTGAACTTTATGGTGGGTTATTAAATCACCTTAAAGTATGGGCATCAGAAAAAAAATATAGTATCTCGTATGAAGAAAATGAATGGTATGGTGAAGCACAGGAATCTAATAATTTTGTATCCCGTGGTGGTGTAAAAGTTTTTATGGATAAGATCTCTAAGTATCAACCTAGAGATTATCAATATAGTACAGTTTATCAAGCACTAAAAAACAATAGAGGATTATTTGTATCCCCTACAGGATCTGGTAAGTCATTAATGATCTACAGTATCGTTAGATACTATGTCGCAACACAGAAAAAAATTCTATTAATCGTTCCTACTACATCTCTAGTAGAACAGATGGTAAAAGATTTTAAAGACTATGGATGGAATGCCGAAGACTATTGTCACACCATTTATTCGGGCAAAGATAAAAATACGGATAAACCAGTTGTTATTTCAACTTGGCAATCAATCTATAAATTCCCAAAAAGATACTTTGATGACATTGAGTGTGTTATCGGTGATGAAGCACATCTATTTAAGTCGAAGAGTCTGACAGGCATCATGACCAAGTTACACAACGCTAAGTACCGCTTTGGGTTTACAGGTACACTAGATGGTAGCAAGACTCATAAGTGGGTACTGGAGGGTCTCTTCGGTGCCTGTGAGAAGGTTACCAAGACTGATGATCTAATTAAGAAAGGATACTTATCTAATTTGAGAATCAAGATCCTTATGTGTAAGCATGAGTACCAGTTCTTTGAAGACTACCATGCAGAGATGGAGTATATCGTTACATGTCAAAAGAGAAACAACCTCATCAAAAATCTAGTTAAAGATTTAGATGGCAATACATTGGTTCTATTCAACTATGTCGAGAAGCATGGTGAACCACTTTATGAAATGATAAATAATGTGGTAGAGGACGATAGAAAAGTATTTTTCGTCCATGGTTCAGTTGATGTAGATTCCAGAGAAGAAGTTCGAGAAATTGCTGAGAAGGAAAGCAATGCAATTATTATTGCTTCTTACGGAACTTTCTCTACTGGTATTAACATCAAACGATTACACAATATTATTTTCGCATCACCTTCCAAGTCAAGAGTTCGTAACCTACAATCAATTGGTAGAGTCCTGAGGAAGGGAGAAGGTAAAGACATCGCAACACTTTATGATATTGCTGATGACATCTCTAACGAAACAAGATCTAATTACACTTTAAGACATCTATACGAACGAGTGAAGATCTATCAAGAAGAGAATTTTAAATATGAAAAAGTAAAAATAGATCTAAGAAAGTAATATGGAAGAAGAATTTTATACAACAATAAAATTATCTACTGGTGAAGAACTTGTAGCAAAGGTATGTTATTTACCTGAAGAAGATTCTTTACTAGTAGAAAATCCTATGGTTGTTGAAAACTATAAGAAAAATAAACGTGGAAAGAATGTTGATGGTTTTATTTTAAAAGAATGGATTAGATCATCTTATGATGATATCTTCATTATCAAGATGGATCAAGTAGTTACAATGTCAGAACTAGATGAAAGAATAAAGAACTTTTACATTAGTAATATAGAAGATACTGAAGAAGATGATGATCATGATGAAATTAATGTAAAACCCAATAAACTAAAAAACAATGGTTATGTGGGTAGTGTAGATGAAGTCAAAAAAAATCTAGAATCTTTATTCAAGAGAAGCTAATAGATACAGTTATCTTTTGAACCCTTACAGAGTTATTGTACTGAGTTTCTGAGGTTTTGTCAAGCCCCTTGGTCAGGTTGACAAAATGTCTTCAATCGAGTATACTAGTATCAAGAATAAAAAAGTAAAATGACAAGGACCAAAAACAAAGAGTACTATGTAAATAACAAAGAGTTTCTTGCTGCTATTACTGAGTATCGTAATAAAGTTATCCTGGCAAAAGAACAAGAGAAACCAAGACCAAGGGTCACAAATTACATAGGTGAATGCTTTTTAAAAATTGCTACACACTTGTCATACAAACCTAACTTTGTTAACTACATGTTCCGTGAGGACATGATCTGTGATGGCATTGAGAACTGCCTACAATACATCGATAACTTCGACCCAGAGAAGAGTTCTAATCCTTTTGCATACTTCACCCAGATTATCTATTACGCCTTCCTGAGACGCATACAGAAGGAGAAGAAGCAATTAGAGATTAAGGGAAAGATTCTAGAACGTTCAGGTCACCAAGAAATTATGCATACAGATAAGTATGAGGGTGACATGGCAGGAATGAATGCTTCTTATTCAGACATGGGTAGCATCAAAGAAAATATTGAAACAAGAATGAACCGATGACATCTACATTAGCAACTAGTCTAGGATCTAATCCTACTATTGAAAAAAATATTCCTGAAGGTCAGGTATGGATTGACGATACTTTCTATGTTAAGAAAACTATGTTTG